GCGTCATCGAGAACGTGCCCCGTCTCATGTCGCGCGTGGAGCGCATCTACACCGCCAACGGCAAGGAGGGGATACTGCTCAAGCGCAGAACTGGCCAGCTGCAGGGCGACCGCATCAGATTCATCGCACGGACGAAGAAATCCGGCCGAGGTTTCGCCGCCGACATCCTCGTGAACGACGAGGCGCAGGAGCTCAGCCTGCAGGCAAACAACGCGCTCTCCTACACGCAATCCCAGATAGACAACCCGCAGGTATTCTTCACCGGCACCGTCCCCGAGGAGGGCGTCAACGAATCGGAGGTCTGGGAGGGGCTGCGCGATCGCGGTCGGAACGGCAAGGGTGAACACACCGGCTGGATGGAATGGACCCCGGAAGGGTCCCGGGACCCCGACATCGCCGACACAATAGACCCCGGCGACCGTGAAGCCTGGATGAAATCCAATCCCTCGCTTGGCGTCCGCATGCCATTGAGCAACATCGAGGACCAATACGAACGCTCCGGCACCGACCCGGACGGGTTCCTGCGCGAACGGCTCTCCGTCTGGCCCGACAGAAGACCCGACCAAGTCAAGCACCTCTCCGATCTCGACACCAAACGATGGAGGGACAACGCCATATCTGACGCAAGACTCGGAGACGTCTGCGTCATCGCGCTCGCACTGGGGCGTGGCGGCGGATTCGCCACCATCGCAGCCGCATCCCGGTTCGACGACCAGTCCATCTTCGTGGAGCACGAGAAGACGGAGCGCGGCACGGTATGGGTCGCGCAATACCTCAAGGAACTCAAGGAGCGCCTCAACGACGCGCTGATCGTCCTCGATCCGAAGAACGCCTCCCCCGTGCTCGTGGACCTCCAGCTCCTGGGCATCAAATACCTGCCGATGAACATGGACGAGATCGCCGCCGCACACTCCGGGTTCATCGAGGGGTCGAACAACGGGATGATCGTCCACCGCGGCCAGGAGGAGGTGTCCCGGTCCCTTGAATACGCCACCACCCGGCCGATAGGACGCGCTGGGTTCACCTGGGAGCCATCGGACGCCAGCAAACCGATCAGCCAGGCGCAGGCCGTCACCTGGGCCGCATGGGGACTGCGCAAGTTCGAGGCGCTCCCGCCGAAAAGCAAACCGATAGTGAGAGGCTACGCATGACAGACACGATGTCCCTGCAGCAGCAGGACGACGTCCCCGAATCGGCGATGACGCCGGACCAGCTCGGTCAGCTGCTGTCATCCAGACAGAACGACATCCGCGCCGAATGGTCACGGCTCGAATGGATCCAACGCAACATCGACGCCCGCATCACCCACACCTGGATGCCGGACGGTGCCGATGGCGAATACAAGGACCTGCTGCGCAAGGCATCCACACCATGGCTGCAATACGCACGTAACGCGCTCGCCCAAGGCCTGTGCGTGGACGGGTTCTCGGACGACGGGCTGTGGCGCGACGCCTGGCAGGCGAACGCCATGGACGGTCGCCAGATCAAGGTGAACCGCGAGGTCGTGGGGCTCGGCAAATCCTACGGGTTCGCGCTCCCCGGCGCGGACGGCACGGTGGTCATGCGCCCCATGAGCGCGCTGAGGACGTTCGCGCACTTCGCCGACCCATGGGACGACTACCCCGAATGGGCGCTGTACCGCAGCGCGAAACGTGGCAAAACGTATTGGGACTCCGTCTGGTTCTTCTTCGACAGCGAATGCTGGTACAGATTCACCGGCACCCCGTCGACGCCGCAGAACGTCGAGGTGTCGCGACATGGGCTGGGATTCTGCCCGGTGGTCCAACTGTCGAACACGCTCGACTCCGACGACTCCCCCGAATCCTCCATCGTGCCCGGCATCAAGGCGTGGAAGCGCATCGTCGACTACACGTTCACCCTCTCCATGGTGATGCGGTACGGCGCGTTCCCGCAGAAATGGATGGCGGGTGGCGAGATCGCCAAGGACGCGGACGGCAACGCCCTAATCCGCCCATCCGTCGACTCCCTCCTCCACGCATCCGGGGACGCCGGCGAGACGGCGAGGTTCGGCAGCTTCCAAGCGGCCAACATAGCCGACGTCGTGTCGGGCCTCGAATCCGCGAAAGCCGATCTGAGCGCGATACTGCAGATCCCGCCGCACTATTTCATGAGCAAGGTCATCAACATGAGCGCGGACGGCATCGAGGCCGAGGAAAGCCCTTATTTCCGGAACCTCGAGGAACGCAAGGCGAGCCTGTCCGAAGGGTACGAACTCTGGATGCGCACCGCCGCGGCGGTCCTAGGCAAAACGGAACTCGCCCAGAACACGAACGTGGAGGTCCATTGGCTCGACCAGCGCACCCGCTCGCTCGCCCAGGTCGTCGACGCCATCGTCAAACTCAAGACCGTCGGAGCGCCGGACCAGTTGCTCTTCGCCTTCATCCCCGGATGGACGAAGCAGGACGTGCTCGACGCCACACGCGCCGCCGAACGCGACGATGACATGAGCCAACAGATTTTGGCCGTCCAGGCCACGGGGACAGCCGCCGCACCGGCTGGGAACATCGACGGATCCACGGAGGAACAATGAGCGAAGCGACAGCGCAGACGACCGGGCAGGACGGCCAGTCCCAAAGCCAGTCGGAAGAAGGAAAAGCGGGGAGCTACACTCCCCCGGCCACACAGGAGGAACTCGACCAGATCATCGAGAACCGCCTGTCCCGGGAACGCAGGAAATTCGCCGACTACGACGAGTTGAAGGCCCAGAAATCCGAAATGGACAAATGGAAGCAGTCGCAGCTCACCGAACAGGAACAGGCCGTGCAGGCGGCCCGCGAGGAATCCGCCAAGGAGACCGCCGGCAGATACGACCGCAAGATCGCCGATGCCGAAATCCGCCTCCAGGCGCAGTCGAAAGGCTTCCACGACCCGTCAGACGCACTCGCCGCCTTCACCGACAAACCTCCCATCAAGGACGGCGAACCCGACACGGACGCCATCGGCAAGAAACTCGACGCGCTCGCCAAGGCGAAACCATACCTGCTCAAGAACCAGCAGACCATCCCCAAAGGCGGACCGAAACTGCCCTCGGGGATACGAATCTCAGACACCCATGACGGCAAGGGGAAAGCGGCGGCGGCGCTCCGACAGCTCGGCGCGTCCATCCACCCGCGATGAAGCCGGAAACCAACCAGCACAACCCGCCGCCCTATGACGGCACAGCACACAGTTAGGAGCCATCATCATGGCAGAAATCACCCGTGAGGACGTGGCCGCCCTCATCCAGGAGGAATACAGCAACGTCCTGCTCGGAGCGGTCGACGAACAGTCGGCAGCCATCAAGGCGTTCGGCACCACACCGCTCGGCACCAAGGTCACCAACGCGCCCGTCCTCGCATCCCTGCCGGAAGCCAAGTGGGTGTCGGAGGCCGCCGACGCGACCGGCGTCAAACCCACCGGCAAAGCCACCTGGGCCAACAAGCAGTTCGTGGTAGAAGAAATCGCCGTCATCGTGCCCATCCACGAGGACGTGCTCGAAGACGCCACCGAGGACCTGCTCACCGACATCACCAAACTCGGCGGCACCGCCATCGGCAAGAAACTCGACCAGGCGGTGTTCTTCGGCGTCGACAAGCCCGCCACCTGGATCTCCGAGGACCTGTTCACCGCGGCCACATCCGCCGGAAGCCTCTTCCAGGCGGCCACCACCGCAGGAGCCAACGACCTCGCCGGCAGCATCTACCAGGCAGCCTCCGCGGTCGACGACTCCGGAGCCGACCCCACCGCCATCATCTCCGCGGGAAGCCTACGCTACAAGCTCGCCAACCTCCGCGCCGCCGACGGCACCTCCATCTACCAGGCGCTGCCCAACAACGGCACCGTCTCCGACAACATCGCCGGACTCGACGCCGCATTCGCCCGAAACGGCAGCTGGGACAACACCAAAGCGCTCGCCCTCATCGCGGACGCCGGCCGCGTAAAGATCGGGGTACGCCAGGACATCACCGTGAAGTTCCTCGACCAGGCGACCGTCAACGGCGTGAGCCTGGCGGAAACGGACCGGGTGGCATTCCGCTTCAAGGCCCGTTACGCGTACGTGCTCGGCAACACCATGGCCGCCAACGGGCAGATTTCCAAGCCCGTCGCCGCGGTGACGCCCAAGGCCTGACCGAAGGAGACCGATATGACAAAACTCACCCATGATTCCGGCCGCGTCATCGACGTAGCCGACGCCACCTTCTACCTCGCGCACGGCTGGCGGCCCTACACGGAGCCGGTGGAGCTGCCGTCCACGCAATGGTCGATCGCCCGCATCGACTCCTGGGCCGAGGAGAACGGCATCGATCTGTCGGACGCGAAGATCAAGCAGGACAAGCTCGATGCCATCGCCGCCGCGCTCGCACCTAAGGAGGACACGGATGCAGCTGACAGCGGAGAAGCTCCAGCCGTTCCTACTGCCCAACCCGCTGCCTGACGCCAAGCAACGGCTCGTCAGCGCCTGGGCACCGGTGGTCGCACTGCTGCTCACCAAACGGTACGGCCATGCGATCACCACCGGCGACGAGGGCAACGAGCCCGTGTTCACGTCGGCCGCGGCCGACGTGATCCAACGCAGGCTCGACCGGCCCAACAGCACGGTCGCCGCCCAAAGCGTCAACGGCGCATCCGTCACCTACACGACGAGCCTGCTCGCCTGGTTCAGCTCCACGGAACTCGCCCAGCTCGACTCGTTCGCCGGGACGGGCGGCATCCGAACCATCCGTACCCCTGTACCGGACGCTATCCGGTACGGGAACCGGCTCACACGTATGCCGGAGGGATCCAATGGATTTTGACCATGCCACCCGGTTCGTCCGGATCCGCGCCGGGGAGACCACGGACGCATACAACCCGAAACAACGATCACGCGACTGGAGCACTCCCGACGAGTTCGAGATCCACGGATCGCTGTCGAGCTCGTCGAGCCGGCGGAGCCCCAACGGGCTACGCGAGGAGACCACCAGCAACGCCTACCTGACCGTCACCGACCCGGACTGCGACGTGCGGCTCGGCGACCGCATCCGCCCCCAGCCCGACGACGGACGGCTCTGGACGGTGACGGGTATGCCCAGCCATGACATGAACCCGTTCACCGGCTGGCGTCCGACGCTAGAGATCCAACTCACCGAATGGAAGGGATGACCCCATGCCCAGGGCAGGACAGACCTACATCGACTTCGACGACCGGTTCTTCGACGCGATCATGAAATCCGAAGGCGTCAAACAGCTCACCCGCCAATCCGCCGAACGCACCCTCGCGCAGGCCATGGCCAACGCCCCCGTGGACACCGGCGAATACCGCGACCGCCTCGGCATCGAAGAAGTCGAACACGCGCACCGCACCACCTACATGGTCGTCGGACACGACGCCAAGACCATGCTCATCGAATCCCGGACGCAGAACCTCGCTCGAGCCTTCCGCAAGGCCAGAACATGAGCACCGTCATCCCCACCGACTTCGAGGCATGGGCCTGCACCTACCTCAGCCCGGCGCTCACGGACGTCAGGGACCTGCAGGTCGGCAACCGCGAACCATCGGACTACCGGGGCGACTATCCGCTGATCGTCGTGTCCGAGACGGTGAACGGCCAATCCGAACGCGTGGTATTCGACACGACGCTGGCCGTCACGGTCAAGGGCTGGAGTCGCTCACGGCCGAAGCCCTGCAAGGATCTGTCCAGACGAGTGTACGGTCTGCTCACCGCCGACCCCGACATCCTCGAGGGGCATGCACCGGACAGCAGGATCCTCGCGTTGGACGGCGACAACTGCAAGGGACCATATCCGATCACCGAGGACCTCGACGTGGCCTGCTACTACATGACGTTCACGTACGCGGTCGACGGCGAAATCCACCAATAACCATCAAAGGAGCCAATCATGACAGCAGATTCCCAAGGCAACGACCTAAGCAAGGTCGAGGTGCCGATCACCGGTGCCATCAGCCTCGTGCCCTACTCGGACGCGAACAAGATCACCAGAACAATGATCGCCAAATCCAAGGCGAAGCCGGAGCTTCCCGACGCGTACGCGCCGGCCAAGGCCTGCGTCGGACTCATCACGTCCGACGGCGGCCCACAGGACGGGCGCGACGCCGACGACCCCACCGAGTTCTATCAGTCCGGCTACCTCCTGCAGCCCGAACCGAAACTCACCACCGCATTCACCGCCGCCGAGGACAACGATCTCACTCGCCTCATAACCGTGGGCGAACCCGACGCGGACGGCGTATACGCCGTCGACGACATCCTCCGCGACGAAAAGTGGATGGCCTACCAGGAGGAAGCGCTGCGCGGAGGACGAGTACGCCGCCGCGCCGGCGTCGTGCAGGTTACCGGCAACGAGCCCGGCCAATCCGAACGCGGCAGCGTCAAAGGCCGCGCGCTGACCGTCACCTGGCAGCCAGACCCCAACTACGACGGCCACCGATACTTCGAAAGCATCTACGACCCCACCAGCCCGGCACCCACGCCGGAGCCGTGACCCATAACCGACAGGAGCACCCATGAGCAGAACAACCACCACCAGCCCCACCATCGAGGAATTCGACGCCTGGACCGACACCACCGAAACGGAGGCGCTGCACGACATCTCGCAACGCTTCCACACCCGCCACATCATCAAGGGAGACCTCTTCTGGGCGCTCGCGCCCGGCGGCGCGATCTACAAGCTGCCGTTGGCCCTGTCGATCAACGACTTCGAGGCGCTGAGCAATGCGCAGACCGACACGGAGAGCATCGAGCAGATCAAACGCATCCTCTCGGCCTTCGCCGGCGACAAGCAGTCGCAGCAGCTGGAGCAGGAACCCATACAAGTGGTGCAGAACATCCTGGACGACTACGGGCGCACCATCACCCGCTCGCAGGGGGCCGATTTGGGAAAATCCACTGGTTCGTCGATCGGCTCCACGAACACGGCAGGGTAATCCGGGCCGACTTCGCACTCCACGGGTGGAGCCTGCAGAAGGACCTCGGCAACCGCCTGCGCTACGGGGACGCGATCGGCCTGTACGAATGCCTCGCCGACGACCCCTCCACGTACACGGGTGCCGAGGTCATGGGACTGGACTATCCGGCAGGCTGGGCCGACCTCCCCGTCATCTACGCGCTCGCCAGCGACCTGTTCCCCAAACCCCTCGACGGGCTGGCGCGCAGACGCCGGGCCGAGGCGCGCAAGGCCGACGACGACGAGCTGCGCCGGGCGGCCGGCTCGATGTCGCCGGTGTTCCAACATCTCTACGATTAGGCGAGGCCCATCATGTCGTTCGGTTCAGAGGTCGGTCAGGGCCACGTGTCCATCTTCCCCACCATGAAGGGGTTCCGCTCCGCCGTGAACAAGGAGATGGACGCCGCCGGTCGCGAGGGCTCCTCGCGCATGTCCCGGGCGTTCGACGGCAAGGGCATGGGGTCGCGGCTGGGAGGCGGACTCCGCACCGGGTTCGCATCCAGCGCCGAGGGACTCGCCGACGGCGTGCTCAAACCCTTCAAACAGGATGTCGCGAAGGCGACGCAATCCTACT